AATAATTATGATAATCATGTTGATAATAATAATGATAATGTTGACATTATTTGTCGAAGTTGTAAATATTGTGGAGTGTTGTATGATGATTTTGTTGTCGGATGTAGACCAGTCTCAATTGGATCTGGTTTTTTAGTTTGCACCTATGTTTTGAAAACACCACCGGTTTTGAAACGATCAATTTCACAATTGAATGGATCGCACGGTGAGGTCACTGAAGATGATGACATGGGAATTGAAGATGCGTTGGAACAATTGAACGGTGTAACAGGTGGCTCCTGTAAGAAATCGTTTGATAAAAAATTGTATCACCAACGTCAAACCGACAATAGAAACAAGGATGATAAGAGAGAGAAACCTGGTAAAGGGTCTGGTAAACGAATTAGTAAAAATGAACATGAACATGAGAATAAAATGTTTCATTTAAGGCATAAACACAAACTTCAACAAGTAGGTGGCTCCGAAATTGAAGTCGAGAATGTCGTTGAATATGTCCTAAAACCAGAGCCTGGTGTACCAGAGTTGTATTGCTACCGAGGGACTATTTTGACTGAACCACCCTTTGGGGTTCAGGTTTGTCAAATACCGTACCGTACAATAATTCGTGTTAAGGATTTCGGGGCGGGATGGTTTTCAATGAGTAGTATTGCGAGTAAAAACGTGAATAATTACTTGTTGTCACCATTAGTTTTTAAAGCCATTGATAAAAGTTATCATTGGATGGATAGTAATTTGAAAGAGATTTATGAACCAGAACTGGAAGTATATGTTTATGCTCCTTTGTTCTCTGAATTAGTTAGTAAAGTGAATGGACGGCAGTACGACCAGTCCATGGTTGCTTCAGCTATGTTTCATTCACAAAAAGAGTGTTATCATATTGATCATAAGATTGATTATGGTATCATGGATGCAACTGTTCGTTATTTTTTACGAACCCGTCATCATAAGCAGGTTTTATCCCGAAACACCGAATCACAAATTCGGGTGTTATCGAATAATTCGGTATTGGGATTCAATGAGGCTTATGTGGGCCAAAATGCGTTGCGAGACGTTGCCTACCATTATGAAAGTTGTGATAAGGAAAGAGTCGCTTGGCGCCAATTATCCGTTGAACCCCAGTTGGAGTTGGATTGGTTGGTGCGTGATGACTTCAAAATTTTATCATTAACTAATACTGCGGTATTAGAACGTGATGGCAATAGGTATTTCGATTTTGGCCCCGATGGTGGTGGCAAACCAAAACCCGTGACAAAATTTTTCGAGTTTGGTGGCTTGCATCAAGATTCGTGGGCGAAACACTCATTTAGTAATTATAATTTGCGCAATGCGTGCAAAAGATTGATAGGGGCAAGAAGTAAACCGGGATCCGGTTTGCTGTATGAGAAAGAACTCCGTCTCAATTCATATAACATTGCATTGCGTATTAGTAAATCCTTTACTCAATTTCCTCTAGTTCTTGAGTATGCCAAAGGGAATCGTGTTTTTTCTGATGTTTGTTTAATTCCAGAAAACTTTATGAACGTTATCGATGTGTTAGCCAGCAACCTTAAAGATCGCTGTGCCCGTGGTTTTTATCATTTGATAACTGATTCCCTTAGAAATGTTGTGCATGATGCCAAATACAAATTGTACAAATTAGCCTGTGAATATTCTCCTTTTTATAGTCGGGAATTGTATGCCCAGATTCCTCACATTAAAAAGAAGTTAAGAGAGTCATATGTAAAAGGTCGAAAATGGCATTCACCTGAGTACTTAGGTATAAAGGAACTCAGCGCACAACTCAAAGATGAAGTAGCTAAGTATGGTAAAAGCACACGCTTGTATATGAGTCTTGACTCAGAAAGTATGTATGCACCTCATTTAGCTATGATGTTAAAACAATCTCTTCATGGTTTCCACCATTATAACATCAATGGAATTTTTGTTGAAATTTTCATTTATGCACAACCAACTGATGAGGATTGGAATACAATTGGACGTAAAATTAGGGAAGCTGAGTTCTTACCTGATTATTTATTCTTTTGGATCCATTCCGATGATTCTTGTGTGGTTGGTAACGTTCATGGGGAGACAATTCGGGGAGATATAGACGTCTCAAGTAATGACAGTGGCCAGGATGCCGCTGCTTTTTCACTTTGCGGGTACTTGCAAAGTTTACTTGATTATGATTTAGCATGTGGATTAATGCGTTTAGCATCTTTGCCAATTCGAATTAAGTCAGCAACTACTGAAAGTAGTGCACTGATCCAATTTGATGGCATGTTTGAGCCTTCGGGCCATTCAAACACATCAGTATGGAACCATCTTGGTTCTTTGATGATAGCTTTAGGCATTTCATATAGTTTAAGCACCATACCGCATGAACCTTTAGGTCAGCGTGTTAAAATTGGTGCTGAATGGATTGGTCATGTCGTGACATGGAAACCAGCAGCTTGCATTGAACAATTGCAGTTACTCAAGAATTCATTCTTGAGTACAAGTTCTGGTGAATATGTCATATCTGCCAATTTAGGTAGATTATTACGGAATATAGGACAGGTAGAAGATGATTTAACATGCGTCCAGCTGGGTGTTACCCACGTTGAGTTTAGTGCTATGACGCAAGTTGAACGAATGGAAATATTTTTCGCTGCACAGATTGAAGCATTGAAAAATGAACCTTCTTGTTCCATCTTGGATGCCTTCCGTGAGCGTTTCAATGTCGGTCGATGTAAAGTCAACCAGGTTGCTTTGGATTATCATAAGCAACTACTTGAGCATAAAGCAAAAAGTTTAATTGATCGCTCTCATCTAAATGTAGAAAATGGTATGAGAAAAAGATATTCTTTGTCTCAAACAGAAATAGATACCCTAGTTCACCAGATTCGTAATTTGCGAATCGGAGATAGGTTGAGATCCATTGCTGTGGCCAAGATTATGCATGTAGATTATGATATTCCTATTGACATAACAAGAATAGACAATCCAATGGATACGTCTGTTTTTAACTTAATTTTTGATAATGAGCACAAGCAAGATGAGTCAAAAGAAGATATTGATTGTCTTCCAGTTGGTTTAAGCCAGCTGCGTCTTGCGCGTGATGTCAGAGAAGACTGCAGCATCGCCAACTGTGGAAACTCTGATGTCGGTATGTCCAACACAGAAGCCTCGCCAACTTCTGTGATTGTGGACATACCATAACTTGGAATTGTTTTCCTGGGCATCCATTAAG